CGTGAATCAGTCCAGCAGGAACTCATATCACCACCATCAATCAGTTCTTCAGCAAGAGAACGTGAGTTGTAGTGAGTATTCAGAATACGACCCAGCCATTCAGGATAACCATCCCAGTGGTGGTAGGCAGAAAGAATAGAACCATCCTTAAGTTCGAGACCGATTCGTGCGCGAGTGCTCATTTGGGAGTTGTGCTTGTATTACTGATGCACTTTCAGGGGCCCAATAATCCTACATACGGAAGATCTGCATTTTTGTTTAATTCCTCAAAAAGTTCTTCCGACATAGATGTTGTTAAAACTTCTTCAGTACTGTGCAAATAATCTTCAGTGATTAAAGAATTTAAATCATAATCTTCAAGTTCTAAATTGAATTTGTTTTCAATCAAAACTTTAAGTAAACTTGGATTTTTAAGTAACTGGTCAGTGCTAAGCAATAAGCATCTATCCTGGTTGTTTTTATAAAATTCTAGTATATTTTTATTGTGAGAAATCCAGCACTCTTCAATATACTCTGGATTTTCCTTAAAGACTGAAATGTTTAATTTTTTAACTGAGTTAATGACATCATTTGGATTCCTATAAGCAAAGATATATTTTGCTGTTGGCAATAGTGGTTCCCAAAACTTTAACAGTAAAGAAGTTCTAGGGTCTTTCCAACCCCATAACTTTTTATCCAAATGCAAATTGATTACATATTTTGCAGGTTCTTTAAAATCTTCAAGAACTTTTTCATCTAAATCTTCACCACGAGTCCAACCCCAGTTTGGAAATCCTTCTCCATCTTTGGAAGCACAGTCGCAAAAGTAAGTATCAAAAAACAAAAAGTTCTTATTTTCAAAATATCCTTTAGGGTTAAACTCATCAGGTTCAAGCACACTCTCACCCATATCAATTCCCAACTTTGTTAGCATATTGGAAATCAATGAAGTACAAGAACGATGCATCCCTGTAAAAATTATTGGTTGAGAATCTGAAAAATCAAGATTATTATCCTTTAGAACTGGATGAATTAACAAATTACCTGTTCTACGGTTCAAAAGAGTTTTGTACTCATCAGATAAACCTCTTCTCATCAAGGCTTTTTGTGATGCAATCTGAGCCTCTAAGTTTGTCTGGTCAAAATTAACTTTAAACATAGAATCTGAGGAGATTCTATAATTGTAAAGTGGTAATGGAATATAACCTACATTTTCTGCTAAACCGATTTCAGATATTTTCAAACAAATATCATAGTCAGCAGAAAATGGAAGAGATTCATCAAATTTCCCAACACTTTCAAAAACTCTTGTGCGAATTACCCTCAAATGATAAGTTATAAAATTGATTAACAAATTGGATGCACTATATTCAATCTGTTGATTTTTGTGTAGTCCAATGCTATTTCCACTCTCATCAACTTCCATACAGTCAGTGTAGACCATAGAGTAATGAGGATTTTCACTTAAAGTTTTTTCGCAAATTTCAATTGCTTCAGGTTCGAGATAATCATCAGCATCTAACTGACAAATATTATCAGTATCAACTGAATCAAATATCTCATTATAAGATGGATATATTCCTAATTTTTTATTTCCAATTATGAGTTTAAATTTTTCTTCTTCTATATCCAATTTCTTTAGATAGTCTAAAGTTTGTTCATCGCAAGCATCTGGTCCCTCTGTACGAAGTATTACTTTAACTTCAGCTGTTTGACTTAATGCACTCTCAACACACTTTCTGACATAATCATATGGTTTTTGATGTAAAGAAATTCCAATAGTAGTACTCATTAAACATAAACTATAATTTTGACTATTTAACTGCTTTTTGTTTTATCAATTTTTACCAACATAAGAAAGAGACCTTACAAATAGTTCAGTAAATCTTTCTTGCTTTTCTGGATGAACCGAAGCAGGATTATCATTGATTGCTTTGCGAAGTGCATCAAGTTCTTCCCATTCATCTTTGCTAAGTTCTTTAAGATTTTTTTTGTTGCCTGATGAAAGGGTCATATTTTTGCTCCCAAATACTTAGATATGTTAGCATATCCTTATAAAATATCTAGACACTTAACAATCTCTTTGGGATTGCGTTACAGTTCTTAATTAAAGAAGGTTCCAAACGAACCTTTATCATCCTCCAAACCTCTCATTCGGTCTTCCAGTTTATCTAAAAGTTGGTCAGTCTTGATTAGACTATCAATACGACAAATCATTTCTGAAATCTCACGAGAAACAAAAGGCTTCTCCTGTCGTGCAGAATATGCTAATGCATTTCTCAGATTTGACTCTGCTTCTTTTAAACTTTGTTCTACTGATTCACTCAGGGCCATTTACTTTCCTCATTTCATAACTACCATCTTTACGGTCAATCCATTCTACAGTATCACCCTCTTTAAGTCCAGCAATTTCAAGTAAATCATCAGGAAATTCAATATAACAATCTCCAGACAGTTCATCAACCTGAACAGGAAGTTGCCATTTTACTACTTTATCTTTTTTTGGTGGAAATTCTTGATTAAACTTATCATCACTCATAGTTTGCCAACCAATATAAGACTGATTAGGAGGAAGTTCTACAGAAGAATTACAATACTCTGCTTCCCTCAAATCATATTCTACTTCATTATTACTTTCCCAAAAATCATTCCAAGCACCTTGACATTCTGGTGATGGGTCATCTTTATCACACTCAAAAATATCACTAATATTTAATTTTTTAATTCCGTCTAGAAGTTCAAGAAGTTCATTTGCACGACTTGCTTGGTCTTTATGATGAGTGTAGGTTTCCTTAACTACACCTACAATAACATCATAAATTTCCTGTGGTGTTGCATCTTCACAAGAAATTGCATCGTTCATCCAATTCTCTAGGTTTTCAAGAGAATACTTTTTATAATCAAAGTCAGTCATTTCTTGGTTTGGGTTTAGAACAGTCGTGACAGTAATAGGAGAAACCATCTCGGAAGTATTTTACCACCTGATAGTGGTCTTTGTCAAGTGGTTTTTCCACTCCGCACTTATCACAAATCCTTGTCTTTCTTGATGGACTTTCGGATTCGCTTGAGTTCTTTGAGTTCCGTTTTAATATTTTTGTAAGCAGCGTCAGCATCTAGTTTGCCTCCCATTTCCATTGCAATAATAACATCAACTCTTGTACCAAAATGTGCAAGTGCTTTTTCAAAGTCGTCTAGTTCATACATCTTTTTTATTCCAACTATCAAGAGTTAGAATATCTATACGAGCATCAACAGCATCAATAGAATTAACGAGTTCATAAAGACAATTACTAGTCTCTATATTTTCCTCTTCAAGAATTTTAATACGTTCTTGCAATTCAATCAGTTTAGAATACACATCATTAGTAACTGGTTCCTCATATGAAGAAAAGAACCATTTAATAAACTTTCTAATCATTATCAAGAAGTCCAACAGATTTTAAGTAACGTCTATATGACATAAAACGCCCCAGTGATGGTTGTCCCGGAGCATTTAATTGATGACAAATCTCGCAATAACACAGCCATTCGTACCAAGGTGTAGTTTTATCAAGAACGTGATAGGGATAGTCTACATCAGTTCTTTCCAAAATTGCTCTCCTTTTTGTAGTGCTAAAACAACAGTTGTGTGCTCTCTTGCGTGTCTATCAAGGTCTTTTTCTTGAAAGTAAATATTAGACCTTTCTACAGCACAACGAAAGATGTTAGCCCAGAACTGTTGATTAGGTGTTAGACGCATTTTCATTGCTTAGATTTGGATGTGGTGCGTAAAGAGGTCCGTTGTAATTCCCTGCAAACTTTGCAAGTTCTTGAACTGCTTTTACAGTCTCTGCAGTCTCTTCCCACTCAAAAGTTGTACCTGATTTTGTTGTAAAAGTTCTTTGAGTCATATTAGAGTTTATAGTTATCTTTTGTAGAATAAGTCTTTTCTGGTGATTTGTCAAACTCACCTTCTTGTTTTGCTTTCAAATACCAACGTGTTGCTCTCACACATTCTTCTTCAGTCAGCGAAGTAATGATACCTTTCTCATCGGGATAATGTGATTGCCATAGTCCATACTTTTTTTGCTCCACATAGAAAGCGTTGTCATCATAAAACTGCTTACTCATAACGATTCAATTGCCTCTGTAATTCCACTCTCGTTGAAATCAATTTACTGTATAAAAAGTCTTGATATTCATTACCTTCTAAAAGACTGGTAAGATTATCAATCTGCATTAGAGCAAGAATGAGTTTAGTTTTATCATTCATTGTCATTTAGTTTCTGAAGATGTTCCATAATCGCTTTGGTGAAGTCTTCTGCAGTCCAGGTGTTGAGAATACTTTCAGTAGGAGAAGTCTCATCCCAGGAGATAGTGAATTCGTTTTCATTGATTTGTTCAACATTAATCATTTTTTAGACTTTTCGTGAACTTATTCTATCCTAATTCGCATAGATTTGTCAATGTTCCTCGCCTTTTGATAAGAGGACAATCCACAAGGAGTTGATACAAATCCAGTTTCTAAACATTTCCATTTTTGTTTATGTTGTTTTTTGGCACCCTTCACACCACCTATTTTTCCTCCTTTCTTTCCAGCCTCAGATAAATCATCGTGAGACATTTTGTAGATACCTATAACTTTTTCTCTTTGTGTTTTTTGAATGTTCTCAATATGACTTTTTGATAATTTTCTTCCAGTTAATGCTAAAGAAACATTTTTTCCGTGATTTTTAGGAACACCCAGTTGAGATTCTGATATAAGTTTTTTAGATTTTTGAGAAAATACATATCCTCTCAGTCCACCACCGCCAATAGTAGAATTATATCCGTCTTTAAAACTATTATATTTTTCAATAAAAAAGATTTCCATCTCATCTAATACAGATTCTGAAAATTCCTCAACTACACCATAGATAAAATTTTTCCATCCATATTTTTTCACTGCTCGATAAAATTTTGAATCTTTCTTTTTTGATTCTACTATGTGTTTTTTCTGTCTTCTCTTTTCATCAATAGATTGTCCAATGTATTTCTTCCCTGTAGGAATACAATGGTAGCAATAAATTACTCCTTTCATTTCTGCTCTTAAGTTGGTGGTTAAGACTATTTATACAGGAAAAGCACCCAAAGGTGCTTTAACCTAACCTGAAAAGAACCACCAACTCAGGCGATATTATTTATGATATAATTTTGAGAGAGCAAGCAAAGTATCAAACGGAATCCACGCGGGGTTTTCTTTTGCGAACTGAACTTGCACCTCCGTCACTTTTTGGTTTAGGTTTTTGTTCCACACTTCTCTTGTGTTTTTTACTGACGACAACGGGTTCATCACGATAGTCAATCTTAATAGTTCTCTTATCTAGTCTATACCTTTCTAGATATTTGTCAAGGTGTTCCTGACACTCAAACCAACAAATCGTAGCATTCTTTCCTTCACCAAACTCCAACCTAAATGCAAACTTATCATAAGGAAACAGTTCGGTACTAATCATCGGGCGAGATACTCATAGTCCATAAGTCTACCATACTTAAAGTGAATTTTACAACGAGGCCAATCTTCCCACTGTCCATCCCAAGTTGATGGATAAATCTCAACATACTTAGTAATCATATGAGGACGTATTTTCCCGTGATTACCATTAGGAACCCACTTAAAGTTACACCACAGATGTGTGGGATCGTAATCTTTATCTCCTTCTTTAACTTCTACAAAGTCTGCAGTATAAGCATAATCGATGTGATACAAATATCCGTGGGGGTCTAACCAATAGTGAGACATCGTGCCTCCCATTCCATCCTCAATATCTTTAGTTTGTAGTTCTACATTTGTGAATTGTTCTCCAAGGTCATAAGAAGATCTCAAATAGTCAAACATCCCCATTAGTCTTCCCCCAAAATCTCATCAAGTCTATAAGTTTTAACTTGACGAGTTTCTACTTCTTTAGCAAGTTTTCGTATGTGTTCAAGAAAACCTTTATCTAATGTATCATCATAACACAGTGATCCCCAGAACCATTCATAACATTCTTCATAAGGATCATCATACCACATCAAAGCATAATCCTTATAGTTTCCAGTCACCAAATCACGCCAAATGCGAAAGTTACCTCCGATTGTTTGAAACCAGGATGGAATGAGATATGAGAAAATGTATTCTAGCCAAGTCATCGTAGATAATGCGGTTTTTCTGTATCAAAAACATACCACTTTGCATCTTTCATGTCAAGACACATACGCACAGTTTCGTGCTCTCTGTATTCTCTATCTGTGCCTTTGTATAGTCCTCTGCGTTGGTATGCACAGCACCAAACATTATAATAGATTTTAGATTTTTCGTTCATTTACAATCTAAAAAGTAAGAATAGTTTGCAGAAAGCGTAGGGGTATATCTTACCACATCACAACCTTTGTAAGTATCTACTATAACAAACTTTTCGTCTTTTGGTGATGGTTGTGCTTCTATGTAATTCATACCAACATTTAAACCAAACATAACTATTGAAATGCCAATGACAAAAATAAAAATACCTTTAGTCATTGACCCAATCTCAACTTACGTTCTGGTGAAATAGTGATATTGTATGGGTCATCATAAGGAAAAATATATTCTTCCATCCATCCATAAGAAAGTGCCTCCCAAAAGTCTTGTGGGAAATGCTCTATAGTGTCATAACTATCCCAAGCATACAAAAAGTTATGAAACCCATCAAGGAAGAGTTCCCATTTTGTTGGATTTTCAAATCTCATACGGTTTCATCACTCCAATAGTACCTCAGTTTATCATCATGAGCAGAAATATTCAAGTGATAGATTTTACCATCTTGACCATAAACGCCAATCCAGAGTGAGCGTTCATTCATACTTTCCAGATGAAACATTTTTACATCTTTCAGCACAATTTCATCAGGATTTTCAAACCTCATTTTGCTTTTTGTTCTACATTAGAAGTTGAATATTGTTTATCAACATAAACTGCTGATGTTACAATGACCAGACCACAAATAGCAGCAAGCATTACATCTCCGATTTTCATTGTTTTTCTCCTTTTTGTTTTATTTACTCTGCTTCCTTATAAGCATTATCAAACATCTCTACAATATCCATAATTTCTTCTTTGAACTCTTGTGGTGCTGTTTCTGAAACTTCAGCATATAACAGACTGATAGCAGTCGTCAATAGAGCAATTTGACGTTTTGTGAAGTTCATCGCAGACTCCTCAATACTTTACGAATAAACTGAATAGAACCATAAAACTCTTGACCATCCTGCCCACCAATTACAATCCAATCAACTTCTTCTAATGCAAGTTGAATTCTTTCTTCTTTGGTGAGTTCTTCAAATGATTTCTTTGCAAGTTCTTGTCGTTCTGCTTGAGTTAAAATTTTCTGATAATCTTCATCAGAAACTTTAGCAACAATCACTTCATTTTCTGCTTCTCTTTGAGCAGCAATTTCAAGCATTTCTTCGTGTGTGAGATTATCGTTCATTATAAAATACAAATCCAGTTGA